TTATCAGGATAATCAACTTGTAATAATTTGTATTGAGCCATAAAGGCAAATAGATTAATATTGTCAGAAAATCCTTCCGACGGCGATATCATATTTACAATAGCCAACGATTCCGATGTACCTATTCCACCACCTACTATAACTGAAGATGCTGTCGTTTTTGTAAAAGCCACAATATCATTGGAATAACTTGTATATATATCATTATTCGCCTGAAGTATAGTAGCAAATATCTGTGAAGATGTACTACTAGACGTTTGCCATTGAAATCCTATACTATCCCATGTACTAAAACGCAACGTACCACTAGTAGCATACAGTGAACCCGAAATTGATGCAATTTTTGTCGTACTGTATACTAATCGTATTAATCCGTCAGACCTTTGTATTATAGCTTGATACGGATAAGTAGAAGTTAATAATATTGATTGAGGATACGTTTCCCATGTTTGATAATCTTCTTCTAAAGTTAATTCTTGATTGTACAATTGTACATAATCCGCTATATCATCAACGATTAAATCTACATACGAATCATTATATTTTATTGTTACAGAACCTGATGTTAAATCTTGTATTGCAAATATTTCATTCGAACCCAAAGTTATAGTAGAAGTAAATGTTGGCTTTAACGCAACTACAAATACTCCTTCTTCCTTGACTATCCTATTTGCATACGGATAAGACCCCGTAACAGTTACCGTTATGCTTGCTGTTGTACCTGATTTCGCCTTTATAATAATTCCATGTGTATCCGTACTCTTTAGTGTTGTTGATGTTTCTATCGCAAATAGTTGTATAGGCATAATCATTATTAACATTATTATTAGTAGCGATATTGATATTTTTTTCATTATTTCCCTCCTTTTTTATATAAAAAAAATGGCAGTGATATCTCTCCACCGCCATTCTTTAAGGTTATTGTCTTACAGCCCTTAAAACTCCTATTGAACTGAATATGATCGTAAAGATAAATCCAACTAACAGAAGTGGCTCTGCTACAATTACTGCTAGGATATCACCTATCCAACCTAATATGGCTGTAAATAATTCAGATACGATTGCTATTAATGACCCCATTGGTGTTACTGTCTTAAAACCTCCTTTTTTTAAATATATTTATATTAAAGGCTAATGCCTAATATACTGGGTGCGGGCGTTGGATTCGAACCACGTCTCAAGCAGACAAAGCTTGTGAGCTACCATTGCTCCACCTCCGCATTGTAGGCAGATAATCCGCCTAATTGATTATTGAACTAACTGAAAGATACATTTCATCTTTGTAAACTTGTGCATTTACTTTAACCTTGATAAGCTTTCTTTTGGGATATTCCTCAAGCAGCTTGACTAGGTTTGTGTCCTGAACTCTTAATTTGATTGATTCAAAGCCATTCAACAGATGTAGATTGACAACCATTTTGTTGTCTTTTCCTGCGAACTTTTCAAGCCCTATGTTTTCACCTTCCAGTAAGATTCCGTCTAATTTTTTCATTTACTTTCCTCCATTTCATTTTGTTGTTTTATATATTCGAGATATAAGTTGTAGCCTACTAAGCATGTCCTACCCGAGCCGTCGCATTTAGCACATTTGCGCTTGTAAGATTTTGGGTTTTTACTTTCACATACCAATTTCTTTTTTAGAATACACATAAAAGCCATTTTAAAAAACGTCCCCTGATGCACCTATTAATCTTGCAGTACCTTCTACAGTACCCATATAAGTAAGATTCATATTACCAACATTGACTTTATACAAATGCGCTCCAACATACTCAACATCCGTAACTACTGCACCTGCTTCTATTGCTTTGTAATAATATCGCCTTACTGCCATATTGATAAATTGCTTAGTCTGCTCAAATATGTCCATCAGTTGACACTTCCCTTACCAGTTTTTGCATGTACACATTTCGTACACTATATATAAATTATATTTTACGGTTTGCGTAAAGTCAATACTATTTTTACGATTTATGTACATTTATTTATTAAATTTTTCCATATGTTATAATAAATTAACGGAAAACGAAAAGAGGAACAACATATGTTTAGTGGGGATAGACTAAAGCACCTTAGATTAGAAAAGAATTTAACACAAATTGAACTAGGCAAAATCTTTAATACTTCACATGCAACGATAAACAGATATGAAAAAGGAGTCAACGAACCTGACTCCGAAACTATAAATAAATTCGCCGATTTTTTCAATGTTTCAACAGATTATCTACTAGGCAGAACTAATACTAAAAACAATAAAGAACGTATAAGTCATGCTATAAATGATGATGTCGAACTATTGGAATTTTGGAACACCTTAAAAGAAAGACCTGACTTACAATTAATGTTTAAACAAACGAAAGACCTCAAGGAAAATGACATAAAGCAGATAATAAAAATTATTAAAGCTTTTGAGGATGAGGAGGCAAGCATTGAAGATTAAACTACTAGACGCACCAATATTAAAAGCTTTACTAGATGACAGTATGTATTTTCATGATGTTATGAACGCATACGGAATAAAAACAAGCATAGCCTTTAATCTACCAGCTGCAATTTATGGATTTGTTTACAAAGGTATAAAAGGTAATTATTTATTGGTATTAAATGGTAACATTAATTATAAGACACAATGTGAAGTGTTTCTACATGAGATAAAACACATAATAAGTGATATGCCAAACATAGGGTATATAATAGGTCTAGATATGCAGCATACAGTATTAGAAACAGAACATATGTTCGTATAATAATTGTGACACTTTTTGATAATGGTAATGATTTTCCATGTTTTCGACTAAGCTTTACTTCGAATCAGTTGGTCGGGGGTTCGAATCCCTCAGGGCGC